ACTAAAGCTATCCAGCCGGGGCGCATCAGTAAGTATTTGAAAGCGTCGGAGAAATTGGTGGATAACATCGGTAGTTTTTTTGGTGCCAGCTTTTCGGACTTCTTCACTTTGAACACTACTTTAGAATTACCCCGGTATTTGATTTCAGCCTTTGCCTTTTCTACAGAACTAACCATTTCTTTACAGTTCACCGCATCAACCAACAGGATAGGCAGGTTCTTGTTGGTACCGCCCATAATCTCCTGCATGAAGTCGTATTCCGCATCCTGCCGGATAACTGCCTGTTTGCGGCTCTTTAGGTTTACGATCCAGCCGGTACGGTTTCCGCTGCCGTCTTTTTCTATGGCGTCTTTGATCTTACCCGCGTAATCCTCCTTCTGTTTTTCAAAGTTATTACCTGCACGGTCATAGTACAAATCCAGTTCTTTGTATTCGTGGTTCTGGAAAAAAGAAAGGAACTGGTCGGCGATCTCCCGGAACCAGCCCGGCGGTATCTCAAAAAAGTTCTTATGTACCCGGTAATAAGCACCGTCCGGCTGACCGATCACCAAAGAAAGCATATTACCGAAGTCCATACCGCCTTCAATCGCTTTATCATGGTGCAGGTACCGGAGTTCCCGCGAGCTGTAAGCGGCTTCTCCAGACATGGTACCGTTATAATACTTATGTCCTTCACCAAACAACACATAGAAACGTAAATCCCTGCGAAGACCGGGACGCATACCCACCACCGACTTTTTAAATTCGTGAAGCTCCAGCGTACCATTATACAACCGCTTTAAATACTCTATCGTAAGTATCTCAACATTAGCGAATGAAGAAGCGTTAAGAAAGAACGTCTGCCCTTTTCTCAACTTCAACAAAGCCCGATCGTAATATTCAATATCCCGCTTCAAACGTTTCAGTTTCAAGGGGGAAGGCCTGTTCTTTCTTTGTTCCCGTAAAAGGGAAATTATCAAGTCATTACGTACACTTGCCGCCTGCACTATTTTAATGATCCGTTCCGGGTCCATTTGCTTGACATACCGGAAAAACCAGTCGTACTCGTTTTCGTCGATATCCGGCATATCGGTAGTAATGGTTATTCCCAGGAACAAATGGGAATGTCCGTAAGTGATCGCATCACCGCGAAGAATAGGCATAGCGCGGTTTACTTTCATTTCCTTATCGTACTTCGCTTCATCATAAAACAGATGTATTACAGACTTTCCGGCAAGCAATGAAGGGTTATCCAGTGATCCCATGAAAATAACACATCCGTTCCAGAAGCTATAAACATGCTTGTAATCATCTACGATAACCGAACATTTACGCCGCCAGGATTCAGGCGGGCGGGTATCTTTTACATAGTGTACCCCTTCGATCAGGCCCATAAGTTGCCAGCCCTTCTGTACGGCCGGCATTATATTATCTTCCAGGTTACTGTAGGTATTGGCAACAAAAGCGAACGCACCGCCGGGCATTTCTTCCACACACCGGGCGGAACGCCTGGCTTGTATAACGGTAGATTTAGCCATACCGCGGCCGTCAATAGATACAAGGATAGTAGTATCGATCCAGTCCGTCAGAACCTGGATTATATGACCGTATTTTATTTCTACATCATCGGCGTTACTCACCTTCGTTATCTTCCCCGAACTCTTTGATATCATACAACATACGTTTTTTCAGATCAAAAGCTTTAATACGCGCATCCTCTTTTATATTATCACGTACAATAACAGGAATTTCCGGTATCGCGTCGATAAACTCTTCCAATTCCTTACGGTCGATTTCAGGAACACCCAGATCCTTACGGCTGGTAGTATAAATAACCGTGCTTTTCTGTGAAAGCAGTTCCTCCGGTATTTCGGTCTGTTGGTCCTTATAACATCCGCGAAGTTCCGCCGCCAGTTTCAGAAGGTTCTTAGCCTCCTTTACATTACCCATAAGAAAGACGGTATTCGCCCAATTTTCGGCCTTTTCCGCATACAGGTTGGCGAAAGCCTGCGGACGTACGTTATCCTGTGTATAAAAGAAATTGAGACTGTCGGCGTACACCTGGCGGGCCATCCAGTCCGAAAGGCCGTAAGGCTCCGACTTTAAAAGGCGGATGATACCGGCCTTTGTCACCAACTTGCCATTTATACGCATACGGGCACGAAGGCCCCGTACCATTTCCATAAGGCTGTAATATTCCCTTTCATCGGGCGCGAGTGCTTCCAGCGTACCGGTAGAAAGAATCCTTTGAATCTGGTTGATATCCACCTTGTCAAAGTCTATTCGTGAGGGCTTAATTAAATTCGTCGTCATCCATTTGTTCGATTAAACGTTCAAAAGTATGTCTTTTCCGTACGGCCTCCAGCTGTTTTATAGCTTCCACGTTTCCACCTTCCGCCGCTTCATGGAGTTTTATTTCAGGGGCGGCACGTGCTACGAGAATCCCTTCCCGGATCAGAAAGTTAACAGAAGTTCCCACCGTTTCCGCATCCCGGACAAAAAGCCCGACATCTTCCGGAGAAAGCCCCAGGGAAACGGCTATGTCTTTCGAAGAATACCCTAAAGAAGACAAACGCCGTACATCCTCTTTTTGCTGCGCATCCAGGTAAATACTATCTACCACCGTTAAATCGTTCATACGCATCTTTTATTCGTTTCTGTGCCGTGAAATAATAAATTTCGTCCTGTTCCATTAAAACAAAGTTCCGGCCGCTTTCAATGGATGCCACGGCCGTAGTACCGGAACCGCCGAAAGTGTCCAGGATCAAATCGCCCGGCTTTGTACTGTCTTCAATCAGTTTACGGATCAACGCCACCGGTTTTTGCGTGGGATGAACCTTTTCACCTTCTACCAGTTTAGCACCGGACGCAAAAGAACGGATATTATCTATTATGTTTGTGGCACCAATAGAAACACCCTTTCCACAATGAAACAAAATAAGTTCATGTATAAAGGCGTAATGATTACCCGGCCCCGACTGTTTATTCCAAACGAGCATGTTTGACGCGCCTAAATACAAGTCAAACAACGGATAATAAAAAGCATATCCGCGCCAGTCCGTAAAAAAATACACGCAAGCACCGGGTTTCTTCACCCGGTTAAACTCCTGAAACAAATCCCGGTAAAAGGGTTTACAGATAGACAAATCTTTAAAACTGCCTTTCTGCCCGTTATGTGTCATTCCCAGGAAATAAGGCGGATCGGTTATTATACAATCTACAGAATTGTCCGGAACACGTTTCAACGCCTCCAGGCAATCCTCGTTATAAATTTGGTTTGTTATCATTGGAAAGTTGTTTAAGCCGGCTTTCTTCTTTTTCTATCCGGAGGGTTAATGTTTTGAGCTGGTGCCCCAGCTCCGAGCGGTCGCAAGGGTGAGAGAAACGGCCCAGGTTCTTTGTGATCCGTTGCCGTTTCCCTGTCAGACTGGCAATAAGTTCGACTACTTTTTTTTTCGCGCCTCGATTTCTTCCTCTATGGCCTTCTGTGTAGTTTCCCACTTTTGGATCAATGCAAGGGCACTCGTTTTCTTCTTCTCATCATCCCCGGCCTGTTCCAGTTTCGCCTTGTTCTTTGAAAGGTTGGCGCGGGCGTTATTCAGTGCCTTTTGTATGTCGATATCCGAAAGGTTCTCGACGCCCTTACGGACGGACAAACTTTTTACCTTCTCACATTTACCCAGAATCTTTCCGTTCTCCCGGTAATATTCCAGTTCGTCCCATATCTCGCGGTTAGCGATGAAGTTTTCCACAACCGCCTGCGCTTCCTGTGCTGTAGAAAGTGAACTGACATCATCCGGAGTAGCTTCCAGGCGGGCGAAAGCTTCCTTATATCTCCCGTATGCGGTGAACATGTCGGAAACAAGTATTTTCAGAATGTCGGGGCAATCCGGAGAGTTTAGGAAAGTAAATTTTTCGCGGAAACGTATCATTTTGGTTACGGTTTCCGGAGCTGCCTTGTATCGTTTCTCCGCCTCTTCCAGTTCCTCTTCCAGCTCTTCCACACGGTCGGCATTTTCATCCATGGAAAGAA